AGGATATTTTTGTTGTAAATTTTCTAATACAGTTTCTGTTGTAGTAAATGAAATTGTATTATAATTTACTTGACCATATTGAATACTATTGTCATAAGTAAATAAATCTTCACTATATTTTGTTCTAGAATTAGTTTTTACCAATTCATCGCAAAATTTAGACAATGTCAAAAATTGCCATTTATTTAAATCTAATTCATTGATATGTCCTCTAGCCATTCCATATCTGCTATTAATACATAAATCATAAAATACCCAAGCTGGATTATTAGTCCATTTTAGGCTAACATTAAAGTTTCCTGACCAATTATCAATATATTCCCTGCTTTCACCATCATAATTATCAGGAACTCTTATTTTTAATAATTTACAATCATAAGATCTAGTTGGAATTCCATTAAAATGTCTTGAACTTATTGTCGTATTAACAGTGCTAGAATAAGGATAACCAAAAATGTAAGAAACCGCTTCAACTACTGAATCTAAAGAAAATGATCTAAAAACAGAAGTACTTGAAAGCACTGATTCTCTCAAACTATAAACTATTAAATTAACATCAGGAAATGGATCTACGGCATAATCTCCATCGGCATTATTTAAAAATATTTCAAACGGTAAAATTAATGCTCCTCCTTTAGCCACAAAAGATCCATTAAAATATAAATACGATGAAGTTTGTGTCGTTAAATTTTGAGCTTCAATAATAAAACTAATAGGAGCCACCGCTGTATCATTGCCACTTATTGAATATAAATTATCAATACTTATTGAAAATTGAAAAAACGATGCATATCTATTAGCAACACGATGACTTACTGGATTACTATAATTTTTATAATTAATATAATTTTTTAAATCCTGTCTTATATTAGAATCATTTGATTTGAATGTTACTACATCAAAACCAGATTTAGTTTTATCTTGAGAATAATTAGCCGGTTCTTTAATTAAAGTATTTTTTACTATAATAGCTTTTGGTATATCGTATATTCTATTTTTATATTCAAATACGTTTGATGCAATATAAGAACCTTTTTTTCTCTCTGTTCCAGTGTCAAAAGAGATTTGAGTTTGAGAAAAATTAAATAAATTTGTTTTAGAATCTACAACTGGTATATTATTATAATATATAGATGTTCCTATAGTTGATAAAGTATCATTAATTTCTAAATAACCAACTGTTTCGCCATTTTTATTTGCAAAACCCTCTATTGGCCCTTCGCACAAAAGATCAGTAGAAGAATAAAATGATTCTGTTTCATAAGAAGGATTTTTAGCTGATTGTAGTGTTCTTCTTAAAAAATTAGATGTTTTTTCTTGTAAACGAATTGTCATTTTAATACTTATTATGGATTAGACGCGATTGGCAAAGCTCCTAATTCTTTAGCTACTAATAATGATGCTTCACTAGTTGTTTCATCTCCTGCGTATATGTTAAAAGATATTTGATTACTAATTACAATAGATCCTATTCTTAATCTACCATAACCTATTGGAATAGCTACATTTCTTAAAGTTACGTTTTCATAGTTTGAAAATAATCTAGAAACTGTTTTTATATCAGTTGGCGATTTAGGAGATAATATCTGAGTTATCAACATTTGAATTCCAGTAGATATAGCTAATAATACCAAACCAATTATAATTTGTTCAGCAGAACCTAATATTAATGGAATAATTTCAACTTTTGAATTTTGTTTCAAAATTGGAGAATGTAAATATTCTGGAGATACAATTTTATTATCAACATAAATCATAAAGTGACTTATATATTCGTTCATATTTCCTAATGTAGATATAAGTTTACCAGTATTTGCTTCAATCGCTTGAAATATTTCTATAATAGATTTAACATTCAAATTCCAATCGGTTTCAATTAAATTTTCAAATATACCATGTAATTTTACATTAACCATATAGTTAATTACACTTTCTTTCCAGTATTTCGTCGCTATCTATATTATACATAAGCATATTTATATTATGATATCTTTGATATAAAATGTCTAATTTAGAAAATGAAGGATTAGATAAATGGCTATGAAAAAAATATATTATTTTGTATTTCTTTTTAATTTCTAAATAATCTTTTGGAGAAATTAAAAAATAATTTTTCTTATCTAAATGCTTATTTTCTACTGGTATAAAAATTAAATCATTATCTGACTCGACTATAAAACCACACGTTTCTTCGGTTGGATTTGATTTGCAATAATTTTTGATTTCCAATAATAAATTATTTTTTATTATCATAAGGAAATGTTGCAGGAAAAGCTCCAAATGGCAATTTTCCATTAGGCTGAGTCAAATAATCTTGAAATCTTAACAAACATCCTTTAAGAGTTTTAGAGCATTTATCTTGTTTCCAAATATCTGTATTAAGATCAGGTTGTTTATTTAAAACGCTAGAAGACACGCAAACATAAAAATTTTTCTGTTTATTATTAGAATTTAATACGAAATCATTTTTTAAATCAGTTGGTACACTAGGTATATAATCTAAATAAACAAAATCTCCTTGCGAATAAGTTATTGATTTATCCCATCTTCCTTTATAAGTTAATTTTTCTAAACCATAAGTTTCATTTTGCAAATTAAATTCTTTTTTATATGTCTTTAAAAATGTTTTGTTGTTTTCATCAGCTATTGGAACTCCAATATCTGAAACATTTCCCCATACTTTACTAAACCACCATGAACTATTAAGCATTCCATAATTTTTAAGATAATTAACACCATCTTCTTTTAAGCCAGCACTTAAATCATTGAAACCATCTATTATATTTGGGCCTCTATAATCAGGAGTATTTCCATAGTTACATCCATAACAACGATAACCCCATGAACAAGTATCATTAGTTATTTTTCTTGCTGGTATAGTCAAATTCTGAATATCAATTTTAGTAGCTAACTCCAATTCAACAAACTCTTTATTTTCAGATTTTTTCATATTTATCAAAAATTTATCATAAGCTATATAAGTTTTAAATGATGAAACTCCAAATGGATTTATGCCATCAGTAAAATTAACAGTATCTAAATCTTTACCAAGAATTTTTTTTCTTATGAACTGTTTGCCTATTAAATCTTTGCGATCTTTTAGTATGTACGATATATAATTATTTATATTAGCAATTTTTAATGTCGGTTTAGATTGTTTTCCATCTGAAGAAGCTTGTAAATTAGACAATTCAGAAGGTATAAAAACATATTCCTGGCCTTGAAAAACTATATTTTTAGAAAAATTTTTAGAACCATGAAAACGTAAATAACCCTCCGTTGATTCTAATTCTAATTCATATAAATCAAAAACTACATAATTATTTAGTTTAAAAAATGTTTTCATATTATGACTTTCCTGCTAAATTAAAAATATTTGGCAATCTGAAACTATATAAATCAGATTTTAAATTAATACTAGTACAATTAGTTTCTCCACTAAATAGACTCATATAATAATCAACATAATATGCATACGCTGAATTCAGTTCTGATTCTGACAATAATCTCTTATAAAAAGCTACATCAAAATAATTAATACCTATAGTAGCATTTCTATTAATTAATTTTAAAGTTGTATCTTTTAAATCATTTAATAAAGAATTTTGTGGAGTTATTTGATCAACAAATGTTCTATTAATATAATAAGCATAAGTATTACCTATTCTTCTTATTTGTAATATAAATGGTCTATATAAAGCATCAGATTTAATTTTTTCTATATAAACGTTGCTTCCAACTGTAGTTATATCTAATGTTCCTAATTTAAAAGTATTGGCCGTAACGTTTGATACAGTATAAATATTTTTATCTTGCGCATATGGAGAAACTGGATCATAACTAGCTATAGGAGATGGTAATGTATCAGCATAAAAACAGATAGTATCTCCATTTTGTAAATTATGATTAGTAGACGTTGTTATTATATTAGTAGTTGTATCTATATTAGATACTTTAGATCTAATATATAATTGTTTAGAAATCTTTTTTCCATAATCAGTGGGTGTAGAAACATTTTTTAAATTAGTCAAACATGTATTATTATAATTAAATGAAACATTTTCTTTTGGAAAGGGCGTCTTTAATAGGGTTTCAAAATTTTTAATATTAAACTGATTACTGGTTATATTATTTTCATTTAAATACCAATCGAAAACAGAACAATAAATATCATTATCAGTAGATGCAAAATCATCAAAACTACATACAAAAAATAAATCAAAATCATTAAAAGAAGTACTTGCAGTAAAATTCAATTTTAGAAATTGATTGTTTTTTAAATTAACTGCTTTATAAGATGAAGATCCTAAATTTTTATAGTTTGATATGTAAGTTCCTTGATTAAATTCTGTTGTATTTTCAAGAGTATAAGATCCAGAACCAGACCAACTTATTGCGCTTGATATTCCACTTTGATTGAATCTAAATACATAATCAGAAGCAAGATTTTTATTATATAAACTGTAATTAACACTGGCGTTCGAAAGCGAATCTATAAGATATCCAGATTGTCTATTATTTAAATTTTTATTAAAAGGAAACCATCTCAATGCATCTTTTATTATAGTATACGATAGCTGAACATTTGAGCTAGGAATAGAACCATCAATGCTAGAATAAGGAAAATAATATTTATTTTTGTTAACTTCTTGATATTCTAAATATGCAGAACCAAATTCGCCAGCATCTGCAAATGCGCTACTAATATTATAAGCATGTCTATTAAAATTTAAAAAACCTTCTTTTGCATTAACATAAACTCTACTTTCTTCACCATAATAAATATAATAATACCAATATTTTCGATTAACTGTCGTATCATCAGCATATCCTTTTGGATAAGTACCATTAAAAGGAATAACTTGATATATCAAATTACTATCTGCGCTTATAGTATCAAAAAATGGATAAAATGTTACAAATACATACATATAAACAAATCCACCTTTTCCGCCTCCACTACCAGCACCAAATTTTGGTTCACATTTTATTCCATATCCCAAATCTAAAGTTTTGTTTATATTTGGCAATTGGCTATATATATTATATTTTATATCCGTTCTCTCTCCTATGCTTGATCCTAAATTTGTTCGCGCTTTTAATGTTATACATGGACCACCATTTGTTGTATCACTATAAGCTTTCAATGGATCAGTTGGAGTTGTACCATTATTAGTTGCAGAAAGATTTAAAAGCACTGCTGGTTCTTTAGGAACAAAATTACCATCATAAGCTGCATTACCTTCTTTTTCCATGCCTTTTTCATAATAAACATTAGTACCATCTCCATACTTTCCTTTCAACTCTGTGTTATATGGAACGTATATATTTATAAACGTACTGCCATCTCCAGTTAGATTATTAAATACACCATCTAATTTTAATGCTCCAACATTTGTATCTCTTGATTCAAAAACACTTCTTTCTGGCAAATAAATATTTATTCCTGAATAAGCTGAAAAATCATTGCCGCCATTTTGTTTTATTATTTCAGCGTATAAATCATAACTATAACTATACCAAGTACTAAAATTAATATAAAAATCAAAAGCTTTTGTAACTAATTTAATATTTATAGGCGCTCCAGAATATCCTATTAACACTTCATCTGAATAATTAGAAACAGCCGAATCAATTCCAGTTGCATATACAGAAACACCAGTATTATTATTAACTAAACTGTATAATCTGGCATAATAATTTTGATTACTTTTTAGATCTGGATATAAATCTCTATTTAATTCAAAAGTTCTATCATCATCATTAAATCCATAATAAGTTGAAAATTTCGGATTTAAACTAGTGTTTTCCGCTATATTAAAATCGTTAGAATATTTTATTTGTAAACTAGTAAAATCTACACCCGTAGACAAATCTAATCTATAACCAGTAATAAAATAATTTTTTAAATTAGATCCAGAAATTCCTGTTGGATCTTTCCAGTAGAAATTGTATTTTAAATTTTTACTATCACCAATCGCTCTAAAAGCTCTTGGATTTCCACCAGTTATATTAATTAATTTAGATCCAGTTAAGTTAACCGTAATATCTCCACTTGGATCTACTGATCCGTCGTCTATCGAAACAGATGAGATAGTTAAATTTGTTGTTTCATCACTTAAAGAAACTGACAATGTAGGTTTATAAAAAACATCAAAAACATCATAATCACCAGCGGTTAAAGAAAAATTATTTTTAGATAAACTAAAATTATTTTGATTAGAATTTTGAATATTGTAAAAAACCTCTCCATTACCACTATTAAAAACTGTTATAGGATAATGTATTCCAAAACCAGTTAAACAATTTCCGATATTAACTCCAGTTGTTTTTACATAACTCATAGTTTTATTATTGTATTAAAATATATATCTGAAGCTAAATTACCTTTAAATTCTAAAAATTTTACATTAATATCATGATTATCTTTAAATTTATATGTATGATTCCATTCAGGACAATAAAAAGTTAACTGCTTATTGTAAGGCGGTGGCAACACAAATTCAAAAAGTTTAAATCCACATTTATCATCTAAAAATTTTAAAATCGCAAAAGCTTCTTTATCAGATCTGTTCGTAAAAGATAATGACAAATCAAGGATATTTTTATTTATTCCGTCTTGCTCGTATGCAACCGAAGTCATTTCATATTCATTTTTTAAAAATCTTGGATTTAATGGAATTTTAAAATCAAGATCTGGTTTAAAATAAAATTTTTTAGTAAATAAACTATTAACTCCAGTTGGACTTTGTGTATTATTTAAAACAGCAGAAGAATTTCCTGTATACCAATAATAACCTCCAGATGTTGATACGTTATTATAATAAACTATATCATGCTGCGAATAATTTTTATTAGATATAAAAGGTCTTATTGCAGATTCATCTGTAATAAGATAACCTTTATAATCTAAACTAGAATCATATGCTGTTGTACAATTTATAACAATATTATTAATATTAGAATCAATTGAATTATAATCTAAATTTTCAAAATAAATTTTAGCATTGTCTTTATATGGATAAAATAAATCCATTGAGACATTTTCATATGAATCTACCTCACCAAGAGAGCTATATTCAAAAGAATTTTGAAAAAATCCTATCAAAGAAAAAGCTTGTTTATCTGTTAAACCATCGTATTTTAAAGAAAAATTACTTACTAAATTATTTGCATTAGGTATTACATTAGAAAAATATCCATCACCAAAATTTGATTTAATAGCTTTTGTATTAAAATTTGATGAACAACCATATGTTTTATTAAATAAACTATCAATATCTTTAGTTAAATATTGCGAACCTGTTAAATTAATTGGCGCATAACTATAATTATCTGAAGTAAAATTCTGACTTGCAATATATAAATTATCTTCATTAGTAAAATATTTTTTAAATAAATACTTTTCTAATTTTAAAATCTCTTCATCTGTTGGCATTTTTGAATAACCAATTATTTCATAATACGATATATTACTAGCATCATAATTATAAGGAGCGCTTAAACCAGCATTTCCATGACCATTGCCAGCAGTTCCAATTCTTAAACTAGCGCAACCACTAGCAAAATAATTTGTATTCAAATTTAATAATTCGCAAGCATTATTTCTGATTCTTAAATTAGTGGTTGTATTGTTTTTTAAAATTGATACTATATTTTTATTAAATAAATTACCAGCAGAAAAAGCTGAATTCAATGTTGATGGTGTTGGATATAATTGTGCAGCATCATTAGCAACAATTATAAATTCTTGAGACCCAGCCAAAACATTTGGATTCAATGAATTATCTATATTATTTCCATATACGCCAAAAAAACCAGTAGATGCTGTTGAAGTATTTGCATTGTCCGTATTTATAATTGTTGAATAATTAGCATAATAATTTGATGGAGTTGTTAAACTACCTTTTCTTAAAGAATCGAATTCATAAACTACAAACCAACATCTATCTCCAGTTAAAAAACCACTAAAATTTGGAGAACTTGGATTTGGATATAATTGATTATACAAACCAAGATCAGCATTAGCTTTGCACTTTACATTATTTTCATCAAAATTATATGCTGGTTTAGTTTCTGATGTATCATAATTATATAAATTTTCCGTTGAATGACCTGGAGCAGAATTATACCAAATAGAAATTTTACCCGAAGAATCTATATCAAAATTATTTAAATCATCACTTTTAAACCAAGCGAATAAACCAGATATATCTGATGGATATATGGTATTACCTGTATAATATTGATAATCTACAAGATCATATTTAGAATATAATTCAGAATCAGTTCTAAAATCTTTAATTCCAGTGATTGAAAATTGAGTATCTAAAAATTTACTCATATGTTATTTCTATTTATTGTGACTTTTTCTAACATTGATAATGTACTTTGCAACAATCCATCGCTAGAAACGTTTAATGAACGCGATTCTATTTTACCTGAAATATTAAATGTTTTTAATAATGTATTTTGATAATTTTTTAAATATAAATCACAGTTAACAGATTGACCTTCTATATTTGCAACATCATTTTTTTTAAAATAATTTCCATCAACTGAAATTGTTTTTATTCTATTCGTTTTTGCCACTCTGAAAGGAGTAACTTCTCCATTTGCAAAAAATGGCAACAGGTCAACTTTTTCTGAATAATCGAAAGAAAAAATCTCGTCATATCCAAATACTTTATCTACGTCCATTAAAAATGTATGATGTGAATGAGATATATTTGTTAAACTTGAATTTCTTGTTGATGTAAATGGTTTTAATGCATTCGTGCTATTTGTTGAATTTATTTTTCCATACCAATCAAAATCAGCAGATAATAAGACTGGTTCAAAATTAGCCACTTTAAAAGATAAAGATTTTAAATAACAATTTTCAATTTTTATTCCAGCGAACTCAGCTATTACAGAGCTTTCTGTAGTAGAAAGCGTATTTAAATAATTAGGAAATGAATCTGTTAGATAAAATTCAGTATTTAAAGATCCTACAACCGTGTTATCTGGTGCATATCGCAACAAAGTTCCATCTGACAATAATATTGGAGATATGTTAGATTGTAATGAAATAGCTACTGAATTAGAATAAAAAACATCATTGTTTATTCTAAAATCTATATTTTCGTACTTTATAAATTTAGCCATATCAAGTAACTGTAAAAGAAACTGTTGACATGACTGTATAATTTTTAGCGGTAGTTAAACCTGGATTTGCAGCATCAAAATTTTGACATATTCTATATTGTAATAACTGTCCACTAGCAAAAGCGGTTGTATTAGTGAACTGAGTTCTATTTAAAGTTATTAATTGATTTCTACTTATAGCTGGAAAATCCACATAACCTATTGCACCACTTATTGTTGTTATATTAGTGGAGCATGGTAAAAATGATGTTTGACCAGTAACTCCCGAAGGTGTATTAGGAATTTGAGTTATAGCAGCTATTTCAAATCTTCCATCTTGATATGCCGCAAGATTATCTGAGCTTATTATTTGAATTTTTTCTATTCTACCTGCATAAGGAGTTATTCCAAATGGACATAAAATTTCATTATGACCACTTGGACTTGCGCTTGAAGATTCAGAAAATGGATCGAAATATATATTATTTCCTGTTAATCTAGTCTTAAAAACTTGAACAAATTTTCCCTTACAATATGCATCATTTGTTGTATAACTTCCATCAATATCCAAACTTCCCGCTTTACTTAATTTAGCAACCACATTTGGAGACGCTCCGAAATATCCATTTGTTATAAAAACAAAATCATCGTTACCTCCAAAAGTAGAATCATTATAAATATTTCCTATAGACCATTTATCAACATCTGATGATCCATCATATCTAGAAAGTGTTAAAAATGAA